TTGTTCCTGACGCAGTATAAGTACCAAGACCTACTTCCCAGTCAGTGCCAGATGTAATGGCATAGTAAGTGGTGTTGCCATCGCCTAGTACAGAAAAAGATTGAAATCCTGAATCTGCTCCTGCAAGCGTAACTGTGCCTGTGCCTGTAGTGGTTGTTAATTCTTTTATTCTATCTTTAACGACTAATGCCATTTATATTCCTATAATGTTGTTGATTTAACATTATGAGAGCCACAGTTGCAACATACAAATACTTGATGCTTACCATGCTTCCCATGTCTTAATTGTAAATTTTCTATTCTATTGTCTTGTGTATCACCATTAATATGGTGTACTGTTTCATGTGGTTCTAAAGGTCTTTTTAAGTGTTGTGCCATCACCAACCTGTGTTCTAAAATATGCCCATTAGCTATTGCCATACTAGAATAAGGTGAATCTTTTGTTATTGATACAGAAACATATCCATTTGTAATATATCTTCCACCTTTCCAATTTGGATGGTTTGCTCCACTTTTAACACCACAATAAATACCATTGAATTTTAATAGTGATGATATTGTTTTTTGTGATGAGCTTAACTGTTCTGCTATTCGCTCTTGACTGATACCGCTTTTATACATTCTAATTACTTTATCAGTAAATTCTTTATCATGTATTTTAGATTTATTACCTTGCCGTCTGCGTTCAACATTATGTCCTTTAAGAACATTTCGTATTGTTACAAAATTGACATTAAACATTTCGCCAACAGCAGCTAAACTTAACCCTTCTTTATATTTTTCTATGACTTTTAATTCATCGTCATAAGACATTTTACAATTATGATGTCTTTTATTTTTATACATGGAGCTTCCTTTATATTAAAGTTTACTCCTGTATTATACACTAACTCAATGTGACACTCAAGTTGCCTGTGGCAATTTTGAAAATGTCGCCTGAATCAATAGTTTTAGATGTGTCCAATGCAGTGTGGTACAAAAGGTTGCCTCCAGAAGCAGCATCGTTAATACCTATCCAACCAACAACACCCCATGAAGCGGTAGCTGTAGGAAATTCTACAACAGCATCGTTTAATACTTGACCAGATGTGCCTGTTGCGGTTGCAAAAGATACTGCAATTCTAGCGTATGAGCCACCAGATACTTCTGTACCTGAACCATCATCGTTAGGATTAGATGTCCATAGTGATACATAAACAGTAGTTGGAGCAGTGTACGTTGTACCATTTAATGTTCCGTTAAGTAGTGCATTTTCTAAATAATTTGACATTTCAGCCATAGTTAATTACCTCATTGATAAAGTTATAGTCATTGGACTAGATGGATATTCTGCATCATCGTCACTTCGTGTTAGTGAATCTACGCCTCTTTGGTACAATGCTGCCCAAGTTTGTAGTCTTTCATCATTCATCAAATAGGGTTCAGCCTCACCTAATGACCCATAAAGTAACAAGTCTGGGCAGTTAGCTAAAAATAAGTTTGATGAATTACTGTCGCTTAAATAATCTGGTTTATAGTAATAAACCATGCGTAATGTATAAGTGGAATCTGGTATTGGTGCAAATTGAAATTCGCTACCTAAAAGTGTATAAAATCTTGGTTGCCCTGATTGTTTAGACCTTGTGTTCCTAAAGAAGTTAGATGTATTTTCAAACTGCACAACGCCTACAGGATTAGAATCTATGTGCAAATCTTTCATTGCTAGAAAATCGCTAGGTAATGATACTGTTGCATCGCCTGCGGTAGTTGATGCAGTGGCTACTTTTAGCATAGGTCTAATGCGTAAATCTCTACGCAATCTATCTTCTGCTAAACGAATAAACTCTGGTATCTGGTCTGTTAAATCAGTACGAGCTAGATAGTTTGCTATCGTAGTTTTTAGCGTTGCATAATTAGTAAAAAATGCCATTTAGATTCTACCTTGTTTTGTTCTAAAAAATCGGTTGTCTGGATGATTTAAAAATTCTTTAAATTTCTTTTGGTCAAGCACATGGAATCCTCGCATAATGCCTTGTTTGTTTAACTCATCTATTGCTACCATAGGGATACTTGCAATCTTATTGTCAAATATATCGTTGCCCCAAGTGCTAGTTGATGCGTTGTATTCTTTTTTATTTTGCTCAACAATATCTGTTACATCTTGCTCTGTTGCGATAACTATACCGCCATCATCTGTATCGTGAAATTTATGTTTTTTCATAACTATCCTAAAAGATATTGCCCTCCGAAGAGGGCATATCTATTTATATTACTCAGCTAAGTCAGCAATAATTGCGTGAGCTTTTTCGTTTTTCACTTCAAGAGTGTATTCAACGAGTAGTTGAGTTTTTTCTGAGTCACCAGTTTTAGCCAATTCATTAGTTTGGAATGGGCGTAGGTATGCAACTGCTGCATACTCTGGGTCAAGAACAAATGCTACTTCACCACCGTCACCAGAATCAGCAGTCATAAATCTGTTAGGAACAACAGATAATGTACCGAAGTCTGATAGGTATACATCAGCAGCACCAACAATAGTTGTAGGAGCATTTGATGGAGCTTGATAACGCTGTTCAGCAATACCAGCAAAACCTGATACTACTTGTTTCTGTGTTGGAGTTACCATAAGAACAGATGGGTTACCACCTTGTACAAATGCTTGTTTAACAGCAGATTTAAGCATAGCTTCTGTAAATGCTGCATCTGTACCAGATACACGAGCAGTTGTACCACCTGAACCTGCTGTACCGCTTGCACCTAAAACAGCATTAGTGCCTAACCATGCTTGTAAACCACCTAATGTACGAGCTGTTGAAGAATTACCAGCAGCAGCTACATTGTTAGATAGTAATGTTTTTTCCATATCACGTTTTAGCTCAGATGATGCTTTAGCTAATTGATATGCTTTTTCAGATTTACGACCAGCTTTATCAACTGACTCTTGAGTGCCAGCGATTTGTACTGTTTTTGTAGAAATCTGAGTTCTGTTACCAACACGAGCTGTTGGAGTAACAGTTAATGATGTTGCATCTGCACCTTCAACTGCTGCGTTATTAGCTACGGCTGCTGCAAGTGCGTCTGTTTGCCATTCGTGGTAAACAGCAGTTGCTTTTGTTTTACCAACTGAACTCATAAAAGGAGTATCAGTAGGAGAGATATTGTAAATCACATCGGTTAAGTCTTCACGATTACCAATGGATTGATAAGTTTGAAATGTTGCCATTTTTATTCACATCCTTGTTAAATAAAGTTTTCAAATAAAATTGCAGCATCTTCCTTACGACCGGAAGAACGCAATTTTGCCATTTGTTTTTTGCGTATGTCTACATTACCTTCTTTAATCTTAGTGCCGCCTTTAGCCATTTTAGGGGCTTCAGCAACTTTCTTTTTGACACTAGGTTTAGACTTCTGCAACTTATCGTATTGCATAGCCTTATGTAATGTTAAGACATATCTTGAATCATAGACCTGAGCTAACTCTTGGTCTGTGAATCCAATACTTTTACCGTAGTTACGAATCTCATTTCGGAGTTGTTCGCCTTTGACCTTATCTGAAAACTCTGGTAGGACTCTATTTAGTTTTTGAGCTTCATCCGCTACATAACGCTGCATAGCTTGTGCATAATCTGCTTGTTGCTCTTTAGCAATGCGATCTTGCTCTGCCTTGACAGCATTAAGTTGTTCTTTGCGTTCTGTTTGCTCTGCGATTTTAACCGCATATCCTATTGGGTCGTTTTCTTTCAATTGAGCTAAATCTGCTTCAGATGTTCCTGATGTCAGGAACTCCTCAATAGCTCTTAACCTTTGAGCATAAGTATCTCTAACTTGTTTAGACTCTTGTATAGCTTTATATTCAGCTTCATTTGCTTTACGAAGCTCTGCAACTTCTTGAGTCTTTTTAGTGTAATCAGCACCAAGTTGATAACCTTGCATTAATTCTTCGAGGGTGACTTCCTTTTCTTCACCTGCCGCTTTTACACGAAAGGTTTGAGGTTGCTCCTCTTCTTCAACTTCATTGTCATCATCTTCAGAGTCAGCATATTCTTCCACTTCATCTTCGGTTGCTTCAACAGCTTCCTCGTAATCTGCTTTGTCTTCTGCTTCCTCGCTATCTTGTTCTACTGCCTCTACTGCATCAGCTTCTGGTTGTTCTGGTGAATCCTCTGCTGCTGTTAAGAAGCCTTCAAATGCGTTAGCTGCTTCATCCACAGTTAGAGTTTCACTTCCCTGTTCGGGAGTCGTGGTTTGCTCTTCCATTTTATTTCCTTTTTATTTGCTAGTTAGGTACTAGCAACCAAGTAGGGAGATTTCCCTAAATTTTCCAACGAGCATCTTCAATTTTGCTGGAGTCAACAATTGATTGAAGGTGTGCTAGTAATTCTTTGGTAGTTTTAATACGTTGATAAGCTCTTTCTCTAATCTCAACCTCATCATCATTAGAGTAAGTAATGACGTTTAAATGTTCTTCAATAATAGAATCTATTGCCTCGTTAAACGATTCGTTCTTTAGTATGTCTGCAATATCTTGCTTACTTATCATTGTATGGTGCTTATGTTTTTAATTTTATCTAATGCGTTAATAAGTTCTTTAGATTCTGAAATACGAGTTTTGTCATCATTTGTTTTTGCTTTTTGCATTAGCTCCATTTCTTTCAAAGCCATTTCTTTTTCAAACTCAATGCGTTGTTGTTGCAGCTCTAATGCTTCTTTCTGAGCTTTGAGTTGCATTTGTTCACGTTCAAGATTTAACTTAGCCATTTGCTCTTGCATTTTAAGTTGTGCTTTTTCACGCTCAACTTCGGCAAGTAT